AAAGGACTTGTTTCAGGGTACGAATTTTCTCGTGCTTACCCGACAAGTCCTGATCCGCAGACTCCAGCTGTTGCTGGGAGCTGGATGAATGACATGTTCGATGTTGGTGGGGATAATGAAGACGTTCTTGAGAATGCTATTGATCGGAACGACAACCTGCCGTATTCACAGGTTGGTTATCCCGGCGGCCCATCGAATTATGTTTATCCAGAGAATAAAGCATGGTGCTTTAATCGCTCCACCACAGGTGTCAATACCTTCAACCTTGGTGGAATGGTCGCTCCTTGCGGCCTATTGCGAATAGACCAATTATACAGCAATGGAAGTCCGACCGATTTGATTATTGAAATCGAGCTGCTTCCAGGAAAGGCTCGTGGTTATCACACAGAGCCAATGCAGGATATGTGATATTTATGGAACAGACTGTTGTTATTGAATCGGCACAAGCCGGAACTGCTGCAGCACGTATTTTGTGCGCTGTAAAAGAGAACCGAATCGAATTGATCGGTGTCATGATTTTGGCCCATCTTTTGGGTTTGAGCGATAAAGTGATTTCACAAGTGAGCGGAGTGTGCTTCTGATGGCTTACAAGTATGGAAAGACATTCAAGAAGGACGGAAAGTTGGTTCGATACCGTTATACTGACGGTGTTAAATCGACCAAAAAGCTTGTTGCTGTCAACAAGAAAAAGAAGAATACACGTCGGACCAAGAAGTGATTAACTTGTGTCCAAAGTGTTCTTCGAACAAAGTCATTGGCGTCATTATCGACAAGGACGAAAAACAACCGATCATACATTTCGTATGTGAGTT